ACCGCAATTGTAAAGCGAGTCTTCAAAACTTCAGCTAATGTAGCCATCTTATCAGCAGCTTCATCAGCCTTAGCAATAGTAGCCTCATCCATGATAAGGCCCATTTCGGCAAGTTTCTGCGTTTGCTCTTCAATGGCAGAAGAACCTTGACGCAAGATCGGATCAAGCGCCTGACCGGCTTTACCAAACAATTGAACTTCAAGTGCGGCACGTTTTGCAGGGTCTTGAATTTTAGACATTGCATCAGCGATTTTGAGCATTGCCTGATCGGTTGTTAGTGATGCAATTTCACGCCCTGAAACACCTACAGCGCCAAAGGCTTGAATCATCTTGTCAGAGCCGAGCTTTGCCTCACCAAGTCGCTTAGTTAGCTGGGCAAAACCCTTTTGCATCTGCTCATTGGTAACGCCATTCTCAAGTGCAATGAACTTATAGGCTTGCAGTGCTTTAGTGGATGCGCCCGTCTGAGAAGCAAGCTCACCCAAGCTACCGGCTGCATCAAGTGCTTGACGGCCCATTTGCAAGAATGCGCCGGAGGTAACAGTTGCTACAAGAGCGGTCATAGCCCCTTTAACTGAAAGGGCTTGAGACGCCATGCCGGTTAGGCCAGTTTTGATTGAGTTGAACGCAGCAGCCGTTTTGTTAATGGCAGTGAACTCAAATCTAATTTGCTCATTTGCCATGCTTGCTGCGCTCCTGACTTATCTTAAAATATGCAAGCCACTCATTATACTCATCGATTGAGATTAGCTCTATCTCTTCTATGGTTCTTCCAAGCCGATCCGCCAAGGCTATGATATTATATCTGAACGGATCGGCCTTTAGTTTTTTTCATGATCCTCAAAGCTATTTGCAGTCATCATCTCACCGGCAATTTTGGTGATGACTTCGACTGGTTCACGCATCAGGGTGGGCTTGTCTTCAAGGGTGAAGAGCATATTCCCATCCCTATCCTGTGCCTTCATAATAATCATATCGACCATCCCTGCGATGGTGACGTTATTGATGAAGTTCGGATGTTTGCGCTGTAGCCTATCCAAATCGTGAGCTAAGAACTTACCAAAATAGAGAATGAAAGGGGCTTCATCCTCTCCTGACCATTCTGTGACCTCAAGGGTCTTTCGGGTTGAATGTTGTTTCTTCCTAATCAGGTCAATGAGAGACATGAGAACCCCTTCCTAATCTAAATTACGATGCAGTGCCGAGCGTCAAAGCGCCCGTTCCTTGAAACGAAAAGCTGGCTTCAACCAAACCGTCAAATGACGAATTGATGGTCGTCCCAGTGATGATAGCCGTGCCGGTGTAATACTTGTCACCAGTGGTCGCACCTTCGGGATACACGTTCAAAGTCACCTCAGTGCCATCGACAAGAGCGCCCTGACCCGTCGTGTCAGTTTCATCCCAAAAGCAATCCAGCGAACCAGACCAGCCCTTTAACGTGGTCTTAAACGTGCGCCAAGAATCGCCCATCGTGGTATCTTCTGCCGTGTCAGCAGTCGTTGCGATAGAAAACGAACGGATTTCAGCGACGGTATTAGCGCCAACTTTTACAGTACCTTCACTGCCAGTATGCGTAGCCATTATTCAACCTCCTCAGATTCAACGGATTCAACCGGCTCTTCCACCGGCTCTACAACGGGTTCTGCAACCCGTTCAGTGGGATGCCAGCCCTTTTCAGCGAAAGACTGCAAATCGCACTCAAGAACCCGGATAGGCTCCTTCGCGTCCTTATGATGAACCGTTACCATCTTCATCGTGCAGTCTCCACATCATTGATTGCTGTGATGTACTCACAAGCAAACACAAGCCGTGCCGAGGAGATCGGTTTCTCACCATCGGTGACAATATCAACCTCAGTGCTAGTCAATATACAGGATTTAGCGAGTCCGTTCAATTGGTAGTCATTGCCAATCGCTTCTTCGACATTAACGCAAAGAGTATCGATTGTATCTTGAATGGTCGTGCTGGCTCCGGTGCAAAGTATCTCGACTGATACATTGATAATCCGTTGCACGGTCCGGTTACCGATTGTGATGAGCGATGATGACTCATCCATCGTATACACAAGAATTGCTGGCAGCTTGGAATCGTCTAGAGCGTAGCGCCGCATCTTGTAGACATTGTTGCCGGTTGTCGGCAGACCCGTCAGGAGTGTGGCTATACGATCACGAATTTGCTGACGAACGTGAGACATTAATTCTTCTCCAGAATCAGGGTCGTCACGCCAAGGCCATCTGTAGCCACAACGCGGATCGTGTAGGTTACATTACGAATCTTCATCGCATCCCCTTCAGCAGCGTCTGGGATGTCCACAGTGCGGCAGACAAAGCTAGGCTTGGGGATTGTCACATCCATCATGTCAGTAGCGGTCACACTCGCATGAGGATTGTCGAAGATGCCATCAATCGTAATCGGACGCTTGTTGGTCTTAGTGTAAATGCCAGCAGTCCCGAAATCATCGAGTTCAAAGAAGATAGAGAGGTCGTCGTTCGACTCAACGCCCATTGGAAGGCTTTCTGCCACGCGGCTTAGGTTCGCGGAACTCTACAGGCTCAACGCGATTCTCAATCACAGCTTCGTCGTGAGGAACGGCCTTGCCATAGGCCATCAGGTCTTTACCTTCCGGCCCGCTCACTTCGATGATGTCGCCTACCTGACGGATAGCGCCACCTGCGACTGTCGATTTGATGATACGATACTTCATAATCTCTCCAAAGGATTGGGGGTGGCCGACTTCCGAGGCCACCCCTTCTCCCTAGTCGTTACGCAGCCGGTGTACCGAGTGCGAACGAAACAGCGTGACGGACAGCCACATCAACCGTCTGGAGGGCCACAACGCGGACCGTACCAGTGGTCGAAGAGGTGTACGGATCGACCGTCAGGTCGAGGCCGCCCCACATACCGATCAAGCAGTCGCTGAAGTTACCAAACAGGAGGTAACCGGCAGTTGCCTGATTCGAAACGATGGTGCGGTAGCCGTTCATCGTGCCATCTGGATCAACAGCGAAGATGGCTTGGTTGGTAGCCTTAGCCGTCGTCTTCAGCGTACCATAGAGGCCAGCCGGAGCGATGTAGGCAAGGTTGCCAAGCAAAGCGTTATCTTCAGCAACAAGCGTTTCGAGGCCGACGATTTCCGCCCAAGTCGGAGTTGCGCCAGCGAACGAATCGGTGTTGATGCCCGAAGTGCCATAAAGACCCGTCGGCTGACCCGAAGAGCCAGAACCCTTCAGCGCACCAGCGTCGATTGCGAGAGCCAAGGCTTGCGTGAGGTCGTCACGAACCAGAGCTTCCACAGACGGTGTGGACTGGAGGATAAGCTGGCGAGTCATGTCAGAGAATGCACCAACGGTTTTTGGCGACATCGTGACGCTGCCGAGGGTGAATTCCGACTCAGAAGCCGCACCACCTTCAGTGCTGATCCAGCCACCCGTCGAAGCAGCAGTCTTCTTCGGGATCGACACGTTTCCAACAAGACCCGGCATCATGCGCGCACCAGCTTGCATGACAGACGAAGAGTTGCGGAGAACGTCGATGAAATCACCAGCCATCAGGTTGGTTGCAACGATTTCGTTGTCGTCCGAGGTGTTCAGGTCGCGCTTGCCCCAGTTGCCCAGAACGTCAGCGGGAACCATCACACCCTGTGCCGTTGTGCCATAAGCACGAGCAGCAGCTTCAGATGCTTCCAATTCAAAACGAGCAGCTTCTTGAGCGGCACGGTCTGTCGGGTTAGCCAGAGCGCGTATGGCACGAACCACCGAGAACTGACGAACTTCCTTCTTGCTCAGACCGATTTCCTTGTTGTCGAGAGGCGTGTTGCCAATCGTCTCAAGGAGTTCGCCACGGAACTGATCAATGGTCTTGCCAGCGCCAATAGCAGCAGCGGCAAGGTCGGCTTTGTTGTGACGCTGACCCAGCTTCACGATTTCGGCGGCATTTTCGGCGGCAGCTTTGGTGGCTTCCGCACGAACCGCATCCAGATTAACTTCAGACATAGTAGTGTCCTTCTTAACTGATGGTTCAACTTTAGGTTCGGGTTCGGGAGCTACCGTGCTGCGCCCCACACCAACTGACGGGTCAGCAGGGATAGAAACAACGGAAACTTCCATTGGGGACCAAGATTTGACGCGATAAGCATTCTTATCGTTCGCATCCCGCTCCATTTTGTTCACGCGATAGCCGACGCTGACGTTGCCCCGGATACCGTCGAGAACATCCTGATACACCTCTTCAGCAAGTGCGGATCGACCGAAACGCACCTTTGACCGCAATACACGGTCACCGTCGAGGCTCACAGATTCAATAACACCAATTTGCTTTTCAGGATCATGGTCCAGAAGCAGAGGTGCGCGACCAGAACGCAGGAACTCAAGATCGATTGAGCCTTCGTTATGGTCTAGAATTTCCTTGCCGAAGCTACGTTCAACGCCAAGTTCAGATGATACTGCAATGTGAACAGAGCGAGTTGCCTCATCAATGACCTTTGCATCCATCGCATTTGCGCGATGAACAATCTCAGGAATAGCCTTGCGGTCAAGAGCGTCGGCAATCTCAACAGCCGTATCAACGTCTTCAACGCTAACTTCTGGCTGATCTTCTTCCATAGGCGTATCCGAAGTGTCGATTTCAATCTCGACCTTTACCGTTGCCCGTGTTTCCAACTCTTCATCAGCCATTTCACGTTCTCCAGTGGCTTCTTCAAACATTATCGGCGTATGGTCATGGTCCCTTAGCCAAGCCTTAGCTTCAGCGACAGTATACCGATTTTTATCAAAACGAATAGCCTGTAGCTCAGTGCCGCCATCAGCAAGGATACCGAAGATAAAATCAATACCGGGACCACCAGCGTCATTGTCACGACGAAAGCTATCATACTTATCAGGATTATTAAGCCGTGCTGCGTGTTCGTTCGGATAGGGACGCTCATCATAGGATCGTTCTTCATCCATCCCGCTGACTTTATCTTTGGACCAAGAATAACCCGCATCACCGCCCCAGAGCGCCCATGCGATACGACCATTTGACGGATAGCCATCTTCCCCCGGACGGAACCCTTCTGCTTGCTTATCGACCTCATGACGGCTGAAGAAGCCATACATCCGCTTCACCGTATCATCAGACAGATCACGGTTATTCACGATGTCACGCGCACGGGCGATACCAACTTCAGTGCCACCACGACCAAACTCGCGCCGCCAATCAAGGCCGCGCTGCGCTTCAGTCTTCATGCCGTCAGTTGGTTGGTTCGCCATCTTGGCCTCCATCCTGTGGCAACATCCCCTTAGCCGCTTCATTGCCGCCAAATGGCTCGAAGGCTAATGACAAGCCATAACTGGTGGCGAGTTCCTTATCACGCTGCCAAGTGCTGTAGACATCATCGATGTCACGACCATCCTGTGCTGCAATCTCAGAAGGTGTCAGAAGACCGTTCTGCATACCAGTTACAGCAGCAGCCATTTCCTTCTGAGGATCGATCCAGCTAAAGCCACGCGGACGGAAGATGGTCGCCTGAAAGAACTTATCGAACTTCGTCACGGGGATGCTAATAAAACCAAATTCCATCACATGACGCAGCCACATTTCGTAAATCGGAAATGCGAGATGGTCGATCAGGAACCGCTGCTCAGTCCGATAGAAATCACGCTCTTCAAGCGCACCCTGACGGATTGAGGAATAGCTAGTGCCTTCAAGGTCACCAGACAGGCTCGAATAGCTAACGCAAAGACCAGAGGCAATGCCGCGCAGGATGCCCTTCTGGAAGTCGTTAAACGCTGTCGCAGGGTGCGTCGGATCAAATGCCTTAAAATCTACCCCCTTCGGCAGTTGGTGCATTGTCCCCGGCTCAACATCCATGATCGGAACGGTGTCGTCGTAATCATCAGCGTTGAAATCGTCGCCAGTGTCAGATGTGAAGAAACCCATCTTTGCAGCAGCGATGCGGCTTGCAACCAATTCGGCCTCACGATGTGCATTCATCATCTTGAGAGCCGTCATGATCGGCGCAAATGCTGTCTCTCCGCGTGTCTGCCCAGCACGGGTCGGAGAGTAGTAGTGCAGAATTTGCTCCGCAGGGACACGAACGCTAACTGATTGATTTAGCGTAGTAAAATCATAGTCGCCGGGATGGCCCTGACGAACCCAGTAAGCCACAGGACGACGATAGCGGTTAAGCTCAACACCCATACGGATTTCATTGCCGTTCGGCAGCTTCTGGTTCTTCTGCTCATCGATAAGGTCCGCTTCAATGATATTGAGAGCAAAACCGTATTTGAACGAAGGCCCGCGCACGATCTGAACAAATGCTTCACCATCACGCTTCATGGCTTCGGTGCAGTATTTCTGCACATCGGCCCAAGTCATGCGACCATCTACCGTGCAAGAGCGCGCCCAGTCATCAAATGTGCGTTCAATCTGATCGTTGCCAATAACATCCAAAGAGTTGTCAGCGTTCCGAGCCTTCACCTGAAGGTTTAGACCGTAATCGCCAACCACGTTGACGCGCATCAGGTTTAGGAATCGGCGGGCATATGGGTCATTACGGGAAAGGTCACGCGCACGATTACGCAGAACTGTGAGAGCGGGACGAAGTTCAGTATCCGCGCTACGGTTGCTGGCCTTAAAGTCCTCAAACAACCGCCCCTGATTAGCAGCGGCATAATTGCGCCTACCAAGCTGCTTGATCTGGCGTGTTTCGTTCTTGTTGACGATAGCGGGTTTCAGAAAGTCCCAGAATGCCATTACCGAAACCTCACTTTAACAGTCGCATTACTGGCTTTTCCAGCAGCGATTAGAGCGTCCTGATTTTCCTTTGCGACTTCCTTGCGGTAGTAATCGCGCCACATCATCAGGTCCGTAATGCTCATCTTAGCCAAAGAGCGGCCCTGAATGCTATAGCTGGAAACATCCTTATCAGCGCGGCCCTCAAGCAGCGACTGAATCTTCTCGACCATGATTAGCGCATGAGATCGATTGTCAGCGCCGTTTTGATCTAAGTTAGAAAGAAGTTCTATATCACCGTTAGCAACAAGCACCTTAACGCTATCGCTTTTACGGCTAATAAACGCTTGCCAAACATAAGCACCAGCAGCCATCGTGTTAGTGATGTTTGAATTAAGGGTGACAAGGAACGACCCGTCAGTCGCTGTCGTGGCAGTAACTACCTTGTCAACCCCACCCCCATTACGAAGGCGGATATTGTAAATCAAATCGTAGGATGCAGGAGCGTAGGTATCCGATAGGTCCGCCCGCTTCCACTGCACAAGAGTACCCGCAACAACACTTGTAGGCTCACTAGCCAGCGCATTGTCTTGACTAAACAGGTTAACCATTACCACCCCCAAAAAAAGCGGAGTTCGTGCGCTGACATTTCTTGAGCCGTTTGCAGTGACGGCCCGGACGACGAATTCTGCGCTTCAGTCGAAGAGAAGGAGCAACAACTTTAGAAGCCTTAGCCATTCTACCTCCAACTGTTAGCGAAGCCACCCGATCCCGGTCTTCTAGCTAATTTCTTCGGATCAACCAATGGGTGCGGCTTTTCGGGCCTTGCCACAGGTTGTGCCTTGACAGCTACATTAGCATAGAACTTGTTGTAAACGCTATCCAAATTCACGTTCAAAATAGCAAGTGCTGCAATACCGTAAACTCGAACGTCGAGAGCTTCGTTTCTAGTGCGTGTTTTCACCCAAACTCTATGCGCAAAACCCTTGTTATACTTAATGATTTGGCGTTCAGCGGTTAACTGCTTGAAGTATTCTGGGTCACGCTCACTTGGGAAGTGGCAATAGCCGGGGCCGGGTTCATCAATACGCAGACGCGAATATAGAAGCTCTTTCACCGTATCAACACCGACACCGTAAAGCGGAACTTTGCCAATGTTGTTCTTTGAAGGTCTGCCAACGATAGGCTTACCTTCGCCACCCACCCCTTTGATGGCAAATACCCGCTGCCGAGTCTTGGCGTAATTGTAAACGGCCCTTGTGTGGTGACCACCAGAGTCAATGCAGGTGGCACGGACAACCAACTCTTCGCCGCTAGGGTGTTCGTAGGTTGTGCCTATGATGTCGTCTAAATCCTTCCAAATTTTAGGCGATGATGGGTCACCGTAGATGATATGATAACCGACAGACCAGCATTCCTCCTGCTTTGACCAGCCGATAATCTCGCATTCAAGGCGGTCATCCTGAACGTCAACGCCAGCCGTCAGCAAAACCACATCTTCAGGGATTTCGTCATATTCTTCGCGTCGTTCGTAGATCGACAGGTCGTCTACACCCTCTCCCTGATCCTCCCATGTCTCGCCAAGAAAGGTATTCACAAACGTCTTTAGGCGCATAGGGTCTTTGCGGGCGGCTAGGAACTCTTCCGCTGCGTCCGATAGAACCGACCAAGGGCTGTACAGTGCGTTCAGATGGAATCCAGCAACCCCATTGAATAGCTCTGTGGCTTCCCAATGACCCTTAGATACGGCCTTACGTCGATCCGCATCATCCCAAACTGAGCCACAATGTTCGCAGGTGTAGTGTGCAGTCTGGGGCTTACCTTCTTCCCAATGCACATTTGCCCAGCGAAGCTCCTGATGCTCACCGCAATCAAAGCACGGAACCATGAACTTGCGTTGGTCGCTTTCCAGATAGGCAGACTCAATCCGGCTGGCATCCTTGTTGGTGGGTGTCGAAACTAGAATAATTTTTCGATTCCAGAATGTAGCAGAACGCCTCTTTGCAAGCGCAACTGGGTCCCCTTCTTCGCCAGCAGAGGGCGGATACCTGTCAACTTCGTCACATAACACGACACGGATAGGCCGAGAGGCAAGGCCAGCAGGGCTATTTGCGCCCACCAGAGATAGCGCACCACCCGGAAATATCTTGTGCAGCGCCGTATTTCCGCTTTCTTTGCCGCGATTATCCTTAATCTTGTCGCGCAAACAGGGAGTAGAACGCAGCAAACCAGCCGTCACACGGTCCTTTGAGAACGACATTGCCATGTCCACAGTCGGCTGAAGCATCAGGATTGGTGCTGCATCGTGTGCAATGTGATAGCCAATTGTGTTCAGCAGCATCTCTGACTTACCCAACTGAGCGCCGCACATCACCACCACCTCCTTGATGGTGGGGTCAGAGCAAGCGTCCATGATGCCGCGTTGGTATTCGGCGCGAGATGTAATCCAGCGACCCGGCTCAGATGAGCTTTGGCTATCCAGACGGCGTTCAAGGTCAGCCCATTCGGCAACCGACAGCTTTGGTGGTGGTGTCAGCCGCTTAATAGCTTCTCTAAGTGACTCTGAAAGCGAAGCACGGGCCTCTGCCGTTTCAAAGTGCGGGATCATATACGCTCCGACCTTCTTGGACGACGATTGGGCCTTTTCTTGACTGGAGCCTCTTCCTCTTGATCGACTGACTCAATCGTTCCGCTTGTACTGATCGGATTTATCGATGGTTCGTAGTTCGCCATTTCAGATAAAGCCTCATGTATCTGCTGCTCAATGATCCCCTTCACAACAGCAGCATCATCTTCATTGGCTACCAATGGCGCAATCTTCGTCGGCAATGCAAGGAACTTAGCGCGGCAAGCGTTCAGCACATCAGCCCAAGCCTTGATCACATCTTCGGTCAGGCACAGACTCTGCCGTATCTTAGCAAGCTCCATCTCCGCAATTTCAGCGTCCGCGTTCATCTTGCGTGTGCGGGCAGCATCATAATCAGAGCCTAAGATGACCCCTCCCGTGCTATTCCGCTTAAACTTTTCCTGCATAAAGACCCTTTCTACGCAGATATGACATTTTCTTGCGCTGTTTAAAAGAGGGTCAGACTTAGTGATAAAATCGATTACACGTTTTCCTGTGACAGATTTCATAAGTCTGTGAGTAGATTGCTTGTAGGCTCAGAATTACCCGTTCGAGCATTCCCCTCAGAAGGACCCGCTTTC